TATTAAAAGCATAATTATGAAAGTAAGAATCAAGAATGTAACCGGCTCAACGTCCAATGAGTGGCTTTTGTGGGAGCTCAAAAAGGAAGCAGGAGTGAAGGAAGGTGATATAGTTGAAGGTAAATTCAACCCTAAAAATAAGGCGGTAGACTTTACTAAGGGAACATCAGAATGTGTCGCTTGGCTCGGTGAAACCTGCGAAGAAGTTAAAGATTAAGCTATATAATCCCGGACGGGTTTGATCGCCTCTCCGGGAACTAAAAATTATAAATATAATAATGTATATGGAAAATCAATTAGAAACAATCAAAGCAAATCTGCCTTACGGATACGAAAAGCAGATTGCAAAGGAAGTCGGATGTTCACAGGGTACAGTGCACAATATCCTTAACAACAAGCCCGCTTCTGCTCGCTCAACCTACAAAGCAAAAGTTTTGAATGTCGCTGTAAGAATGGCTAATGAAGCCCTCGAAGCTACAAAAGGAGTTTCCAGAGCGGCAGCCGAATTAGAGATTTTGCATCATGGATCTGCAAGCTGATTCTACCTTAACCAAGAGGGAAAATCAAATAGCAGGATTGGCTGCCTGTGGCCTAGCAAAGAAGGAGATTGCCGACAGATTAGGTACTGCCTATGGTACGGTAAATGTCCTGCTCGATAAGGCTTATAAAAAGACAGGAACCAGCAAACTAAACGAACTTGGAGCTTGGTGGATAAATAGAGTGTTTGCTCTAAATATCGACTTCAAGCAACTACAAAAAACAATCATAGCTCTCTCATTTCTTGGGATCATTGCTTTTCAGATTGCATTTGACTGCAATAACGACCTTAACCGGAGTCGACGGGCAAGAATACGAAGAAATAGAATTGAAGAAGTATATGAACTCTAAAATCAATATTAATCAGGCAGCATAGCATAGAGATGCAGATGTGTTTCAGTAAATCAGCTCAACACCATTCAAAAGTTAAACAAAGAAACAGCCTATTAGAGATTATGGAAAATTGCTTCGAAATGATGGTAGCACGATGTATTAAGATCGGAACTGTTCAAACGTTGACGATGTTAGGACTACTCCCCGAAGTAGTAACAATATCACAAGCGGAAGATATATACGGAAAACGCCTGATTACAGAATGGCGCGAAAAAGCCTGGATCAAATTTTATCCGGCAAATAATAAGGAACGAGGGAAATATTATGTGAAGCGTTCAGAACTGGAAACAGCCAGCGCAATGATGGACCTGCATAATAAAGTACCGGACAACATTATCAAACAACTAATGCAGATAGCCGTATGACCTATGTACCAAAATCATCAGAGATGCTAAAGGCTCTACAGGAAAGCATTGGTAAGCAGCTTGATGCAAGAGAAGAACAGAAAAGGATATGTAGCTCTGAACCAACTCCTACAGAGGTGGCACCTTGTAAGATGGATATAACTAAACAACCTACTGCGGAGGATCTTCTATTAATGGAAGAATACAGCCGTGGAGTATATCAAGGAGACTAATAAATAACTAATATTTAAACAATTATGAGTAACAGTATTCAAATTAGAGTGGAGGAGCTAAACGCACTTCCAGCAACGAAAATTGTCGAAAACGAGAAAGTAGAACAGAAGTTCATCGGTATGTATAACGCTATTTGGGGTACAGATATGGGTGAACAGATTTACAACCGAGAAAAATTTCATTTCAACAAGTTGTTGACTGAAACACCATCTTTACAAGAATGCACGAAACTATCCCTTTTCGGTTGCTTTCTTGACATGGCAGTGAATGGTCTTTCACTTGACCAATCAGGCAGACCGCAGTGCTATTTAATTCCTCGTAGTGCTAAAGTGAAAACTGCTAATGGTGAGGTATGGGAAAAACGTGCTGGGCTCACAGTTTCAGCCTATGGTGAAGTATATATGCGTCAGCGTGCCGGACAAGTCCGCTATGTAGATAACCCAGTAGTAGTATTTGAAGGTGATAAATTTCGCCCTATAATAGGAATAAACGGTGCTAAATCAATAGAGTATGAAGGAGCTTTCCCTAGAAAGTCAGACAAACCGGTTGCTGTATTTATACGTATTGTACGCAATGACGGATCAGTTGATTACTCTTGGATGATGGAATCAGACTGGAAACGTTTATCAACTTTTTCAGCAAAGCAAAACAAAGGAACAGCAAACTCTCTGTATATCTCCAACGGCGGACATATTGATACAGGATTCCTTGAAAACAAAATGATTAAACATGCTTTCGATGCATATCCCAAAGTACGAACTGGCAATTATACATCTATGGAGACACAACAGGAAGAACCTGTTATTGATTACGGGCTAGTCGATGAAGAAAAGGTTAATGAGCCTGTTCAATCTGTAGCCTCTGCAGATGATACCAAAATACCTTTTGGGGAAGAAAAACAATTAGACGCTCCGGATCCCGTTCAAGTGGCAGTATCTGACGATGATGCAGACGGAGGCTTCTAGCTATTACTAACCAATTTAAGAAAACGATTATGGCAACAGAATTAATCAAAATAGACGAAGTAAAAAACATTTTTTCATCATTTCCCGAAATTATGGGAAGGAATACTCTCTCCGTAAAAAAATGTAATGAAGCAGGGCAGGCTCTCCTTGATACAATCGAGGGAGAAGGTATGAATGAAACGATAGATCAGGCTGCAGCTGACTTCTTGAAAAAAGTAAATACTACTCTCAAGAATATGGACGAACGTCGCAAGCCCATCACGCAGATATTCGACAAAGTTCGTTCTTTCTTTACTTCACAAGAAAAAGAAATTGATCCTAAGGATTCTTCTACAATCCCCGGAAAGCTTGTAGCAAAGCGCAATGAGTATGCTAAGTTCAAATATGAAGAAGAGCAGAAGAGAAAGAAAGAAGCCGAGCAAAGAGTATTAATCAATAATGAAAAGGTAAGCTATCAACAAGCAATAGAAAATGGACTTCTTTCTTATTTCAGTTCATATCTATCTTCTAAGGTAACCGAGCTGCAGAATATTTTTTCGGGATTGACTTATGTAAACTTTGATAGAGAAGTAATCGGTATAACTGTTTTCCAAACTGATTACCCGAAAGCTCATTTTGATAAATTCACTGCTGAATATGCTACCTATTATATCAATAAGGAGATAAAAGCAGAGATTCGCAAAAATACATTGCTGGGTAAATATGAGCAATATGCTCAACAGTATAAGGCTAAAATTTCAAGTGTTAAACAAGATCTTATCGACCGTATTCCGTCTAAGCGTAAAGAGTTGGCTGAACTGGAACAGCTTCGCTTGGCAAATGCAGAAGAAGCCGCAAAAGCAGAAGAATTGCGCAAACAACGAGAAGCAGAAGAGGCAGCCAAACAATTACAAGAGTTAAAGAGAAAGGAAGAAGCAGATAGGCAGGAGGTTGCAATGAAAACGCAACAAAGCTCAATCGGTAATCTTTTTGCTGGTGCTGCTGCATCTGTTGCACCTCCACCGACAAACGCTAAGGTAAAAGAAAAGATTGTTGTTCTTCATCAGCAAGGATACCTGGAAATATTTCAGATGTGGTGGATAGGCGAGGGGCAGACTCTTCCTTTTGATGAGTTAGAGAAGATCTTTAAAAAGATGACTACATACTGCGAGAAGAAAGCAAACAGTAAAGATCAGACACATATTGAATCACAATTCATCGGCTACGAAGCAGATGTGAAAGCTAAATAGTTATGTCAAATCCCGATTCATACTATTCACGTTCGGAAGTCAGTAATTCAGATCTGACAGAGCTTAAAAACTATCTTTATCCCCGTGTTCAATACGGGGATAAAGAAAAGGCTTTCAAGTTCGGTACTCTCGTAGATGCTCTTATCACAGAGAATGACCGTGTCCGGTATGACAAGCTGATGGTAGACGATTACTTGTATACGACAGAAGAATTTGAGCTAGGGCTTGAAATGCGTAAGGCGCTCCGGAAAGAGGCGGAGAAAGATCAATTCCTGGCTGTCGTGTTGGCGCAATCTGATACACAGAAGTTCATGGTAAATAAGCAGCAGGAGTTCTATTATGGAAATTTTGCCTACCACCTTGATACACGATGTAAATGGGATTGGTGGTTGTCTGCTTACAATTTTGGAGGTGATTTAAAAACGACTTTTGCAGATTCACAGGCGCAATTTGATGAAGCTATCGACTTTTTCGACTGGGACCGTTCCCGTGCCTGGTATATGGATATAGCTGGTAGCAAACAAGATTTTATTTATGCTATCAGCAAGAAGAATTGTAGAATCTTCAAGCATTTTATCACCGACCGGAAACACCCTTCATACATCAGAGGAAAAGAGAAATACGAGGACCTTGCTTTTAAGTGGTGGCAATTAATGGTCTGATTATATTTTACCATAAAACAATATGAATTTACTTATTACATCAAAAGAACAAATATTGGCCGAATTAACCAATATAGATTCATTCCTTAATATAACTATGAGCGAAGATGTAGCAGAAGCTGTACAACGCGGTAATGACTTAGCTGTATATGTTGCTCGTTCCGGCAAATTGCTCGCAGATTCAAAATATTGGCTCAATGAGGCAATGAAATCCGAGGTCATGCAGACGCTTGTAGACACGGCAAAAAGTGCGAAAGCAACAGCGACAGCGATAAATGCTCTAGTCAATTCTTTATGTCGGGAAGAGAGATACTTAGTTGATTGGTGCGAACGTTGCAATCGGACGGCAACACATCAATTATCGTGGTGTGTAACTGTAATAAGTAAAGCTAAGGCAGAAATGCAAATGTCCGGAATGTATAACAACAAAAAGTAATTATCATGAAAAATCTAAGAAGAGTCACAATCGGAATATCCGTTATCGGCCTGTTTACGGCATTATCTTTCTCTCAAAGAGAAGATGCTACAACTAGAGAAATAACTACGGCTGCCGTAATGGGAGTTGTATCAACGTTTAGTATTATCACTTTATCAACTAAAGAAGATTATGGAACAAGCAAAAAATGAAATCAAGAAAGCGATTATTAAAAAGGACCGCTTGAATGTAGTGTACAATGAACGTTTTTCGGAAGCAAACTACACGAATGTAATTAGCAAGAACTGCGATCAGATCATTCATAGTGACTTAAGAGAGACATTTAATCGTCTTAAATTACATCTTGTCGTATTGTGCGAACAGCCGGAAGCTGCCAATATTAATAAGGATAGTTTTACGTCTCCTGGCTATTCAGAGATTCTTGAAAATTACATCATAACCGGCTATGCAAACGATAGTGTCGACGGTGTTTCTGGAATTACTATTATGGGAGCTAAATTACTTCAGTCCGGCAAGGTTGTTGATCTGAAAATCTTCGTTCCTCTTCTTGATGCAGACTATCCTTACTATGAAGAATTGAGCATTGATGCGGCAGCTTGTGACGCAGAAGTTGAGGGTTATCTGTTTGAAGAGAAATGGGGAGTCAGACAGGAACGTCTTGATTTTGATACAGACGAACCGGAGGAAGCCGTTATAATTGAAGATAAACCTAAAAAAAGAGGGCGAAAGAAGCAAATAGAAGCTCCAGCTCCTTTAGATGCAACTGCATAACACCAATCACTATAGGGGGATAATTCCCCCTACAAAATACTCTAAATCATGAATATCGAATTAAAAGGAGATAATTTTGAATTATCTTTCAAGTATAAACCTTCTATCGTAGATCGGATCAGGCAGATTCCTGGAAGACGTTTTGACGGTGCAAAAAAAGTTTGGATAATTCCAACTCGGAGTAGGGTTGAACTTGAAAGAATGATTTATCAAATACGGCAATTTGAGAATATCAATTGGGTAAATGGTACAGAAAAAAAGGAGGAGGATATTGCTTATGATGTTCCGGAACTTCCAGATCTAACAATTCCGCATAGCTTAAAAATTCAGCCTTATCCCTATCAACTCAAAGGTATTGCCCGGGGATTGGAGCTAAAGCGCTTCATGAACTGCGATGAACCAGGACTCGGAAAGACATTACAAAGTATTGCTACCATCAATCTAGCGAACGCTTTTCCCTGTCTTGTCATTTGCCCATCATCATTGAAAATCAACTGGCAACGGGAATGGGAGAAGTTTACGGATAAAAAAGCAATGGTACTCACAGATAAAGTACGTGATACATGGACCTTCTTTTATCAAACAGGAATGCATCAAGTCTTTATCGTAAACTATGAATCACTAAAGAAATACTTCGTACAACGCATAAAGAAAGCCGAAGGCTGGACGCTGCGCGATGTGGAATTTAGAAACTCAATCAATTTATTCAAGTCTGTTATCATTGATGAAAGCCATCGCTGTAAGTCTGCATCTACTCAACAGGCAAAGTTTTGCAAGGGTATTTGTACAGGTAAAGAATGGGTGATAGAGCTTACAGGAACACCGGTAGTAAATCGGCCTAAAGATTTGATTCCACAGCTGGCAATTCTAAACCGTATGGATGATTTCGGTGGCTACAAACCATTTGTTAACCGGTACTGCTCCGGACAAAGAGAAGCATCGAATTTGAAGGAATTGAACTTCAATTTATGGAAATATTGTATGTTTCGTCGTGAAAAGTCTCTCGTCCTTACAGATCTTCCAGATAAGATACGCCAGGTAAATACATGTGAAATTACTAATCGTAAGGAGTATATGGATGCAGAGCGTGATCTTATTATGTATCTACAGAAATATAAGGATGCCGACGATGAAAAGATTGAAAAGGCTCTGCGAGGGGAAGTCATGGTACGTATCAATATTCTACGGCAGATCTCCGCACGTGGAAAAGTACGCGATGTTATTGAATTTGTGAAAGACTTCAGAGAGAATGGAAAGAAGATAATTCTCTTTTGTTCGCTTCATGAAGTTGTAGATCAACTGAAACGTTACTTTCCCACTGCCGTATCTGTTACCGGTAGAGATTCGCAGGATGAGAAGCAAAGAGCGGTTGATGCCTTTCAGAACAATCCAAAAGCGGATATAATCATTTGCTCAATAAAAGCGGCTGGAGTTGGGTTAACGCTTACTGCATCAAGTAATGTCGCTTTTGTTGAATTCCCTTGGACTTATGCTGATTGCTGTCAGTGTGAAGACCGGGCACACCGTATCGGGCAAAAAGACTCTGTTACCTGTTACTACTTCCTTGGCCGGCGCACTATTGACGAAAAGGTTTATCGCATAATTCAAGAGAAGAAAAACATTGCTAATGCTGTAACTGGTTCTACCGAGGATATTGAAGAAAATATCGTCGATATGGTTGCACGTATCTTTGATACTGATTATGATGATGAATAATTTAAGTCTGCAAAGATATGAATCTAATCAGGCTGAACTGGTGACCAAATGATTTCTCCATTGATATATCTGAAGTGTATTGAGGAACGGTTTGCAACCTTCTCTCCTGAAAAAGTAAATTCTTTATG